TAATCAAAGAAGTCTGTTTCCATCTGTGTAACCAGCCCTACGGTTGGAACCAAAACTAAAATCTTTCTGTCTGATTTTATTACGGATAGCAGATAGCGGAGCAAGACGTAGATTATTAAACTTTTTCCAGAACCTGTCGGAGATATTATTACACACCGATGAGCGTTGATAGCGTGAAGAATTGCTTGGCTTTGGTGGGGGTGCATTTTGACCCGCTGCTTCTTTACAGAAACTTTCAGAGTCTCGTAGAAGTCCAGAAGTTTCTCCTCCGTTATGCATAGGGGGTTCCTGCTCTCTTTAATATTTAAAGTGTATTGGCGGTCTTTACAAAACTTACTCAGATAAGATTTAAGACCTCTTGGTAGGGTGGAAGATAGAATATCAAATAATCGTATCTTACCATCCCATATACGCCGTTTAAACAATGGCATATACTCAGCACCGGGAATCATGAACGAGAAATAATCTCTCAGTTCTTGTTTAACGCCCTTTTCTGTTTTTATATAGTAACGAACTTCGTCTACAGATTCAACTTCTACATCCACTCAATATTTATGGTAATATTAGACAATGCCCTGAGTCATCTTAAACCAGTCAATAGCGGACTTGATAGAGAAATTTCTATTATTGAGAACTTTTAAAAATTCTTCAACCATCTTGACTTTAACTTCAATCACAGCAATCTTTAATTTTAGTTCAATAACCTTGGGATCAGCCTCTATAAACTTTTCCACATCTGTCTTTAGTAGGGTTAATCCGTTTGGATCCTCTCCCCACTCCTCTAGTTCTTCTCTACTTGCCTTACCAGTGAAGATCTTCCACTTACGAAGTTTAAGAATGGCTAGATCATTAACACCCTTACAGAGAAGCAATTTAAAGTCAGCATGGAGGCACAGATACTTACTATGCAGTTGAGGAGTTCTAATAGCCTCGTTTCCCAGTTCGGAGGAATCAACAGATGCGTCTTTGGCAATATTGAGTTTAAGGTCTTCTAGATTCATAAAGACAGTATAGTAGAAGTCAAGAAAATGTCAACTAAATAACTTGACATCTTTATAAGTTGTATTATATTTAACACGAGGTTACATGATTCCAAAAATTATTCATCAAATATGGATTGGCGACCAATCCAAAAAACCAGAAAAAATTATGAATACTTGGAAATTGAAGCACCCAGATTGGGAATATAAAATCTGGACTGAAGAAAATTTACCAAGTTTAAAAAACAAAAAACAGTTTGATCAAATGGAGGAGCTTGCTGGAAAAGCGGATATATTAAGATATGAGCTCCTTTATAATTACGGTGGTGTGTATATTGATGCTGATACAATTTGTTTAAACCCTTTAGATGAATCTTTTTTAACGAATGATTCTTTTACTTGTTGGGAAAATGAATATGTTACTACAGGTTTAATTCATAATGGGCATTTGGGGTCATGTCCAAATAATGAATTAATGAAAGAATTAATACATCATATAAGTTTGCAAGATCAAATTTATTTTGGACCACTACATGCATGGAAAGTTACGGGTCCAGTTTTACTTACAAATATGGTAAATAAATTGAGATATACAAAATTAAGAATTTATCCAAGTTATTATTTTATTCCAGAACATTTTAGTGGTGTTAGTCATTATTATAAAAATGATAAAAGTTATGGAAAACATTTAAATGGTAGTACACCAAATTCAAAATTTACATATGGACAAGATGAAAGTGAACTAATAGACGATGTTTATCGACATTAAAGAAATTCCTACTTTGTGGATTACACATCCAAACTCAATAGAATATAAAGATTCTATGAACAAACTTATTAACGAAATTAATTTTAAAAATGTTATAGAAATAAATGGAAATTCTATTGATAAAACAGGATTATCATTTATTGAAATTCAACAGAAAAAAACAAATTCTGTAGCAGAAGCACATATAAAGGCTTTAGAAATGTTTTCACCACCTTTTTTAATTTTAGAAGATGACTGTTCACTTGTTGAAAATAATTTTCAAACAGAATTTAATATACCAGAGTGTGATGCTTTATATTTGGGTACACATCAATATGGAATGGTTAGAAACATTTCTACAATGGGTGGAACAATAAGTTCAATTTATGATGAATCATATTTGCGTGTATATAATATGTTGGGAATACATGCAATTTTATATTTATCAGAAAAATATGTAAAAGATACAATTAATAAGTTCAAAGACTGTATAAGTATCTCCAGATATTGTGATGAATGTATTGCTTTAAATTTAAAAAACCACGTTGTGTTGTCAGTAAAAAAACCAATCTTTTATCAAAAAGATGGACATAATGACTCATTAACACAAATTTTATTAAACCCTTATTTTTAATATATGACTAATATAATAATACAAAATAGAAGTTGCGGATTTTTTTCTGATTTTAATACTATTCTAGGAAGTTTGCATCATTTAAAACTTAATAATATTAAGTTTTATTGTGATTGGAAGAATATACATTATCAAGAATCAAATTATAATATGTTTGATAAGTATTTTTTTAATCAAGACGTTTCTACAATTGAGGAGGATAAGATCTATCAAACCGCAGTTGATGTTGGTTTTCCATATATTGTAGTTGCCGAAAATAAAATAAAAACCAATGATGATAGATCTGGATTTCAAGATTTACACGAAACATTAAAATATTTTAATTACTTTGAAAATGTGTTTTATAAAAATTGCAAAGAAAAAATAAATATAAAATCAAAAACTCTTGGTGTTCATGTTAGACAAACAGATCATTGGGGACATGGACCTGTTTTGCCCTGTGAATATTATTTTCAAAAAATAGATGAAAAAATTAAAGATTATGATTATATTTTTTTAGCAACGGATGAAAATATAATTGTTAATAAATTTCAAGAAAAATATGGTGATAAGTTATATTTAAATGAAAAAATTATAAGAAGTGATAATCACGATCCAATACATACTGGAAAATATCCTCAACACAAAGAAAAATTAGCTGAAGATGTTTTTATTGATGTATTATCTTTAGCTGCATGTGATGAAATTATTATTACAACTAGTAATATTTCACACTATATTTTTATTATAAACCCAAACATCAAATATTATCAAATAGACAAACATGTTTACTACCAATAAAAAACTATGACAACACAAATACACACAATATATTATTTTAATTTATTTGGAAACGGTGATTTACATTATTCCAGAGAATTTATAAAAGATTTTATTTTAAAAATACCAATAAAATCTTTTATTACACATAAAAAATGTCCATTCTTATTAAGAGACGTTTTAGTAGAATATTCTTCTGTAATGCCATCACAAGAAACTCAACCAAATGAAACTGGTTTTTTTGTAGAAAATAATATTTTATTTTGTGGGACCTGGATTGGACAACACCACTATAAGTGGTGTAATGCCACAGGGTGTTGTAATATTAAAAATAATTACAATATGTATTCATCTTTTGCAAATAGATTAAATATACAATTAAAAAATGAATTAGACTATATTCCAGAAATTGATTATAGTAAATATTCTATTGATGATATAAAAATTACATTAGATAAAAATATTTTAGTATCAAATGGTATGTGTATGTCGGGACAAGCAATGAATTTTGATATGAATCCAATGATTACAACTTTAGCTTTAAAGCATCCTTCTTGTAATTTTTATGTTACACATGGGTTTCCAACAGAGTTAACAAATATAATTGATTGTAATACTATAATTTCAGAAAAAACAAAATCTAATTTAAATGAAATATCGTATATTTCTACATTGTGTGATATAATCGTTGGAAGAGGTAGTGGTCCATTTTGTTTTACCCACGTAAAAGAAAATTTATACAATAAAAATAAAACCTATATTTCAACAGGAAATACAGAAAGAGAAATAAATTGGGTAACTATGTCGGATTATAATTTAGAAGAACACGCAAAACAACTTTGGATTGGATCGGCTCCAGATACACCAAATAGACTTTATGATTTAATAGATGAGGAAATAAATGCAAAATTTGGTAATCGGTAATACATCACAGTTAGCACAATATTTTCCCCAAAATTATATCAAAATTTCTTCAAGAAATATAGATGAAGGTTATTTAAAAAATAAAAATTGGGATAGTGTTCATATCTGTTTTGCTGAACAAAGAACCTTTTTGGCAAATGATGATAAGTTTAAAAATGTTTTTTTTGATACAAATGTTCATTTAGTAAAAAAAATCATATCAAATTTAAATGCTAAAAAAATATTTTATTATTCTACGGCAGAATTATGGAATAATTTAAGTGGACCTATATCATTAAATATTCCTTTTAATTTTATTATGAATAATTATACGAATTCAAAATATGAGATTACAGAAGAATTAAAAAATAAAAATAAATACCCAAATGTTTCTATAGTTTATCCATTTAATTTTAATTCTGTTTATAGAAAACAAGGCTATCTCTTTAGTAAGATCTTTGATTCTATTTTAAATAAAACAAAAATAGAAATAGGTGATACGCACTATTATCGAGATATAATTCATCCAAAAATAATAATTGACTCTGTATTAAAACATGATATAATTGAAAAAGACATTATAATTGGGTCTGGGTATTTAACTAATGTTAATGATTTTATTCAAAATTTATACAAAAAAATGAATTTAAATTATTATGATTATGTTATTGAAAAAATTGATAGACCGTCACCATATAGAAAAAATATTTTTTATAGTTCTGTTAAAATAAACAATTATGATAAAGATTTTGTATTAAACCAAACAGTAAAGGAATTAAATGAAAAATACGAATATTGCAATTAATATTGAAGAAATTTTAAAAAATGTAGTCAATACTACACTCGTTTCAAAAACTATTCCTGATCTTCCAGCTGATTATACTAACACAGATAATATTGGAGAAGTTATAGAAAAACTGTGCATTTTGCATATTAGAACTTGGTTTTTAGAAGATATGGCGGGTCTTGCTAAAACCAATGATGAATTGGCTGACATAAAAAGAAAAGTAGATATTTGTTTTAAACAAAAAAGACCCGTATTGGTCCAAGCAATAAATAAAATGATAGATCAGTGTATTTTAACTGAAAAATCACTAGTAGAAAATTCTGTTAAAATTTATAAAGGTATAAGTGATGAATCTTCCCATTAAATTAGTTAAAAATACTATTCCAAACAATGAAATAGATGATTTGTGTGCATGGTTAAAAACATACCCACAATTGACAAAAGGAAAATTAACAGAAGAATTTGAAGAGGCTTGGTCAGCTTGGCTTGGGGTTAAATACTCTGTTTTTGTTAATTCTGGATCATCGGCTAATTTAGCAATGTTTCAGGCTTTAAAGGTATCAAACAAATTAAAAAATAATAAAATTGTTGCTCCATGTGTTTCCTGGGTAACAACTATTACACCTATAATGCAATTGGGAATGGAATTAATTCTCTGTGATACGGATAAAGAAACTTTAGGTTTAGACCCAAATCATTTAGAAGAGATATGCAAAAAAGAAAACCCAGCATGTGTAATTTTAGTTCATGTTTTAGGTTTTCCAAACAAAATGAAAGAGATTGTTGAAATTTGTGAAAAATATGATGTAATTTTAATAGAAGATTCATGCGAAAGTGTTGGATCAATTTATGATGAGAAAAAAACTGGAACATTCGGTTTAATGTCTTCTTTTTCAACATACTATGGTCATCATTTTTCAACCATAGAAGGTGGTTTAGTTTCTACAAATGATTTTGAAACTTATGAAATTTTAAAATCAATACGGTCTCATGGATGGAGTCGTGATCTTTGCAAAGAAACACAAAACAACTTAAAAGAAAAATTTGATGTAGATGATTTTACAAATCTGTATACTTTTTATTATCCGGGTTTTAATTTACGATCAACCGATCTTCAAGCATATATTGGTTTATTACAGTTAAAAACATTAGAAGAAAAAAATCAAAAACGATATTTAAATTTTTTAAGATATCATGAAAATATTTCTAATTCATATTGGAAAATTAAGTTTTCAAACTTTACAAGTAATTTTGCTTACCCTATAATTCATCCAAATAAAAATTTAATTGTAAAAGATTTAAATAAAAATAATGTAGAATGTCGTCCACTGGTTTGTGGATCTATGTCTAGACAACCATTTTATTATACAGTGTATGGTAAAAAAACATATCCTTTTTCTGATATCATTCATGATAATGGATTGTATTTACCAAACAATCCAGATATGACTAATGAAGAAATAGATTATATTTGTAATATTGTTAACAGGAATATAAATTAATATGAAAACAGCTTTAATTATTGGTGCAAATGGGCAAGATGCATCGTATCTTGCAGAATTTTTGATTGAAAAAAACTATACAGTTCATGGTACTATTAGAAGAAATTCCGTACCAGAATCTCAAACAACTCGTATTCAACATTTACATGATTATGATTTAATTACTCTTCATTATGCAGATTTAACAGATCCAATTAGTATTGAAACTGTTATTAATAAATTGCAACCAAATGAAATATATCATCTTGCGGCACAATCACATGTTCAAATTTCGTTTGATTTACCACAATATACTTTAGATGTAAATGGAGGTGGTACTCTAGCTGTTTTAGAAGCAGTAAGAAGATTTTCACCACATTCTAAAGTTTACCATGCTGCAACATCAGAAATGTTTGGAAACTCTGTAGATGCTGATGGGTTCCAAAGAGAAACTACACCACTGGTACCCGTCAGCCCATATGGTTGTTCTAAATTATATGCTCATACTCTTTGTCGTAACTATGCACAGTCATATGGACTTTTTATTAGTTCCGGTATTCTTTTTAATCACGAATCTCCTCGTAGAGGAATTAACTTTGTTACTAATAAAGTTGCATTAGAAGCAGCAAAAATTAAATTAGGATTGTCAAAAAAGTTATTTTTAGGAAATCTTGATGCTAAACGTGATTGGGGTCATGCAAAAGATTATATTGAGGGAATGTGGATGATGTTGCAACAAGATGTTGCTGACAACTATATTTTAGCAACTGGAGAAACCAGATCTGTTAGAGAAATGGTTAATTATGTATTTGATCGTGTTAATTTGGATGTTAATCTCTATGTAGATAATGCACAAAAATACCATCGTCCAGAAGAGTTACATTATCTTAGAGGTGATTCTACTAAAGCAAGAAATAATTTGGGATGGACTCCTAAAATTGGTTTTAATGATATGATGGATGAAATGGTAGACTATTGGTTAGATAAATTAAAAAATAAGACTTGATTATTGGTTATATTATGGTAAAGTATTAATGTGAAAAACCCATCCAAGAAAAAGAAACCATCAGATGCAGATTACGTAAGTAACTCTGACTTATATGATGCTTTAGTTGATTATCGTAAAAAGTCTAATGATGCAGAAAATGCAGGTCGAAAGAAACCCAAACTTCCAGATTTTATAGGAGAATGTGTTCTTAAGATTGCATCACGACTCTCATTTCGTCCCAATTTTGCAAACTACCCATATAGAGAAGAAATGGTATCTGATGCGGTCTTAAACTGCATCACATATATTGGGAACTTTGATCCAGAAAAGTCTAAGAGTCCATTTGGATACCTTACTCAGATTTGCTGGTTTTCTTTTGTGCGTATTATAAACAAAGAAAAGAAAGAAAAGTATACACAATACAAGTATGCAGAACAGCAGAACGATAAAGACTTTCATCATTGGTTTAACAAAGTTTACGCCGGTGTAGATATTGGTCGAAGAGATTTCTTTGGACTTACAGATCTTGACATGGATAGATTTGGTGTTATGCTAAATCCACCCAAGAAAGAGGGCGTTAAGCGCAAACGTAAGTCAAAGAAAGATACACTTGATATATGAAATCAATCATTCTTAACGATACCCATTTTGGGTACAAAGCAGATTCCCCAATAGTTTTGGAATACTTTCTGTCCTTCTTTGAGGGACAGTTATTTCCATATATTAAAGAAAACGATATCAAGACCATCTTTCATCTAGGTGATGTCTTTGATCGTAGAAAATATATTAATTTTAAGACTCTTCAACAGGTTCGTACACGGTTCTTTGAACCACTCCAAGAACTTGGCGTAAAGTGTATTGCCATCTGTGGTAATCATGATACATACTACAAGAATAACAATACAGTCAATTCTTTACAAGAAATTGCACAACAGTATTCAAACTGGGAGATTCATTCAGAACCAACAGAGATTCAAACATCTGCTGGTTGTGTTGCATTATTGCCTTGGATTAACCCAGAGAATGAGATTCAATCGGCAGAGTTTATCACCAGCACCACCTGCTCTCTATTACTAGGGCATCTAGAGTTATGTGGCTTTCAGAGCATTCGCGGTATCTTTATTGAGCATGGCTATGACCCAAAACATTTTGACAAATTTGAATATGTTCTTACTGGGCATTATCACATTAAATCTAGCCGGGATAATATACATTACCTGGGATCTCAGTACCAAATGG